CGCGGCTCATGCAGCAAATGTGCAAGCCGCGCCGCGTCGAACCGGACGGCACAATCGTGTGGTGGGACGCGCCGGAGAAGATTGAGCGGCTTGGCGTGTACTGCAAACAGGACGTGCGCACGGAACGTGCTATCGGCGAGCAGCTTCGGCCGATGTCCGACAGCGAGCGCCGAATCTACCTGCTAGACCAACAGATCAATGACCGGGGTGTGGGCTTGGACGTGCCCCTTGCTGAGGCGGCGCTGGACGTTGCAGAGCGGGCCTTGGTGAAGGCGAACGAGCAGATTTCCAGTCTCACTGACGGCGACGTTCCGGCCGTGTCCGCAGTCGCGGCGATGGCCGGATGGCTGCATCGCCAGGGCGTCTCGTGCGACGGCGTGAACAAGCAAGAGGTTGCCAGCATGAAAGCGCGGCCGTCGCTCGCCCCGGCCGTCCGCGAGGTGCTTCAGATCCGCGAGGAAGCGGGTAAATCCAGTGTCGCGAAATATGAGTCGATGCTGGAATACGGCCGGGAAGACGGCCGGATGCGCGGGCTTCTGGCGTACCACGGCGCGGCCACCGGCCGATGGGCTGGACGCGGCCCCCAGCCCCAGAACTTCCCGCGCGGCACGGTCAAGAATCCTGAGAGCTTCATCCCCATCGTGCTCCGGCGCGATCTGGACCTGCTTAGCCTGATCGACGCGCCGCTCGCGGTCCTGTCGTCCATGCTGCGCAGCGTCATGCGAGCCGCGCCGGGGCACCGGCTGATTGCCGGTGACTACGCGGCTATCGAGGCGCGTGTGCTGGCGTGGCTCGCGGGGCATGAGGATTTACTTGAAGACTTCCGGCATGGCGTTGATGTCTACAAGGGGCTGGCCGCACAAATATACGACGTGCCGGTGGCCGAAGTGGACAAGGGCCAGCGGCTCATGGGCAAGATCGCCGTTTTGGGCTTGGGCTATTCGATGGGCTGGGCGAAGTTCATTGAGTCCTGCGCAAAGTTCGGGGTAACAATCTCCGAAGAGTTCAGCAAGGGCGTCGTCAGTGTGTACCGCATGGCGAACGAGCCGATTGTGGCGTTGTGGCATAGCCTTGAGAACGCGGCGCTACACGCTGTCGAGAACGAGGGGGCAATCATCGCGGCGACCGGGCGTGTCCGGTTTCAGCGGCGCGGCGCGTGGCTGTATATGCAGCTTCCGAGTGGCCGCACGCTGAAGTATCGCGAGCCAATCATCGTGCAGAAGGAAACGCCCTGGGGAGCGGTAAAGGACACGGTTCAATTCAAGGGCTTCAACAGCGTCACCCGCCAATGGGGACCGGCGTACCTGTACGGCGGGCTACTCGCCGAGAACCTCACTCAGGCCACGGCCCGCGACATTCTGGCAGAAGCCATGTTGCGGCTGGACGCGGCCGGGTATCCCATCGTGCTCACCGTCCACGATGAGATCGTGGCCGAAGTGCCCGAGGGGCCGCCGCAGACGGCCGAAGAGTTTGAGAGTTTGATGACGGTTGTACCTGATTGGGCGATAGGGTGCCCGATCAAGGCTGAGGTTTGGGAAGGACCGAGGTATAGAAAATGAACGCAAAGCAGTTGTACGACATGGGCTACACCGATCTTGTGTCAGTGATCCCGCCAGAAGCAAAGCTGAGTCCGGCCAGCAAGATCCGGCCGGAGTCGCGGGGCAAGTCGCCCGGCAAGCGGTACTCGTCCGGCTTGTGGGGTGGTTACGATTGGATCAACGCGAACATCACACGTGCCGACGCCTTGCAGATGGACGCTGACCGGGCGAACGTGGGGCTTCGCGCCGCGCGTTACCCGGCAATCGACTTGGACGTTCGCGACATAGACCTCGCGGCTGTGATGGCGTCCATGATTGAGAGCTACCTGCACACCGGCCCGGTGCGCGTGGGAAGCTGGCCGAAACGCCTGTACGTGTTCCGGCTGGCCGAAGGCGCGGCTCCCTTCACGCGGTTGCAGATGTTCTTTGATGGCTTTGCGGAAGACCGGCACTTGATTGAGGTGCTGGGCGCGGGGCAGCAATACGTGGTTTCCGGCATCCACCCGAAAACCGGGAAGCCCTATGAATGGCGCAAGCCGCTGGTGACGCCGGATCAACTGCCGACGTTGAGCTTGTCCCAAGTCTCGGGGCTGCTGGACCATCTCGGCAAGGCGGTTTGTGATGAGCTTGGGCTGGCGCATGACCGCGCGGGCAATGGCCTCATCTCAACGCGCCGGGAAGTGAATCAGGATGGCTTGAAGGCGACCAACACAGAGATGTTGCAGGCCGCGTTGAAGTGCATCCCGAACACCAATGAGACATTTCCGACTCGCGAGGATTATATCCGCTTCGGCTACGCGCTTCGCGGCGCAACACAGGATGACCCCGGCTTCGGGCTGCAACTCTATCAGGAGTGGGCGGCGAAGTGGGAAGGCAACCACAATGGGCCGAATGACCCCGAGCGCGTGGCCGCTGACTGGGACCGGATGCACGCGCCCTACGAGCTTGGCGTGGATTTCCTGATCGACTTGGCACGTCAGTACGGCTTCGATTCGGCCCGATATGAGTTCACGGCCGAACCGGCCCCGCCCCCGCGCATCGGGCAAGAGGATCAAACGCCGCAGGCGCGGTATAGCGACGTGTGGCTGAAGGACCGCTTTGTCGAGCGGTTCGGTGGCCGGGTGCGCTTCGTGCCGCAGACCGGCAAATGGCTCGCGTGGGACAAGATGTACTGGCGTCCCGACGATGGCCGCTCCCAGACAGAGGGCCTGATTGAGCGAACTGTCGTGGACATCTCCAACCAACTCATGCGCGAGGGCGCTACCGCCAAAGAGATCCGCGAGAACACGGTTATCGCGAAGTCGATTACTTCGCGCCGGGCCATCGACGCGATCCACAAGGGGGCATCGCTTGACCGGCGCTTGATAGTACACGCCACCGAGCTTGACACGGACCCTTATCTGCTGGGGACGCCTGCGGGCGTGGTGGACCTTCGCACGGGTGAAATGCTCGAACCGGACCCGAAGATGCTGATTACCCGGTCCACGGCCGTAGCTCCTATCCGGGGAGCCTGCCCGAAGTGGTCAAAGTTCCTTCGCGAAGCCACGGGCGGCGACAAGGATCTGGAGTGCTACTTGCAGCGCATGGCCGGGTACTGCCTCACTGGGCTGACCGATGAGCACACCTTGTTTTACTGCTGGGGTCCGGGCGGCAACGGCAAGGGCGTGTTTCTGAACACGATGGAAGCCGCGCTCGGCACCTATGCGCACGCGGCCAGCATGAACACCTTCACGGCAGTGAAGAGTGAGCGGCATCCAACAGACTTAGCGGCGCTCGCCGGGTCGCGCATGGTGCTCGCCCAAGAGGTACGCGCCGGGCAGGAGTGGGATGAACAGCGCATCAAGGCCCTTACGGGCGGCGACGCGATCACGGCCCGGTTTCTGTTTCAGGATGAGTTCACCTACCAGCCGGGCTTCAAGCTGGCCTTCTCGGGCAACCACAAGCCGAAGATCCCGAATGTCGATGAAGCCATGCGGCGGCGCATCCATTTGATCCCGTTCGTTCAGAAGCCGCCCAAAAAGAATCTGAAGCTGAAAGAGGAGCTTGCCGCTGAGGAGCTTCCGGCCATCCTGGCTTGGGCTATCGACGGCGCGGTGGCTTGGAGCAACGAAGGGCTGAAACCCCCGGCGTGCGTCATCTCTGCGACTCAGGAGTATTTGAGCGAAGAGGATGCGATGGGCCGGTGGCTGAATGAGGCGTGCGAACTCGGTGAGGGTGAGGCGTCAGCCTCCGACCTGTACCAGTGCTGGGCGGCATGGTGCGACCGGAATAACGAGATGCCGGGGACGCGCAAAGCGTTCGGCGTCACGCTGGGCGACAGGAACATTCACAAACGCAAAAATTCGGATGGCAATATCGTCTATACAGGCATCAGCTTGACTGGCGAGTTCGCTGTCCCAGAACTGGAGGAAAAGTGACCGATTGGGTTTGGTGGTGGAATCCGAACAAGTGGACGTGGCAGTGGCCGTGGCGAGCATGGCCGGGCGTCAAACGGATGGTGTTTTGGTGGACACAGTTCGGCCCGCTAGAGATTCGGAGGTACGTGTAGGATGTTGGTGCTTTTGACCGGCAAGGCCGGAAGTGGTAAGAACGCCGTCGCGGACGCCCTAACCGAGGGCTTCCAATTTGAGCAGTGGTCCTTCGCAGCGGCGCTGCGGGATGAGGTGCTCGCGCATATCGAGCAGGACGACTGGCCGGAGGGGTCCGTACCCCCCGGCCTCAACGCCAGTGAGATAGCGCCGGAAGACATTTTCCACAAGCCCACAATGCCCGAAGCGCGGCGGCTCCTGCAATGGTACGGCACAAACTACCGCCGTGCGCAGGACCGGGATTATTGGGTGCAGAAGTTGAGCGAATCGCTCTATCTGGCGCATACCGACCACCCCCGGCCCGAGGGGAGCAATACCGTCATCACGGACTGCCGTTTCCCCAATGAGGCTATCTGGGGGCTGAAGCGCGGCGGCTACATTGTCCGCGTGGACCGGCCCGAGAAGATGCACCTTGTTACGCCGCTCGCCCACGTTTCGGAGTGCGTC